GTATCATAAGCCTTATAATCAATGGCAAACCACCTATCATAAAGTGGAGTCTGTGCTTGTTTTAAATGGTTATACATTTCGTTCCATTCACTAGAACAAGGATCAATTCCAACAGCACATTCGGAATCCAAAGGATTCATCTGTAAAAATCGACAAATCCCCAATGTATATTTCCTCATAACAAGCTGGAAGGGAGTTGAGGTAGCCTGAAATACTCGAACCTTATCCTTAGTTTCAAGGGTAGGTTCATCCTTCAAAGTTGAAGTAAACCAGGGATAATATCTTTTACCCTCCCTATATAGAGCTTCTATTTTCTCAGCTTCTTCAATAAACTTAGAATCTAAAACTCTCTTATCTTGCCAACCATCAACTTTGCCAAGATGTGTCGAGAATAATTTCTTACTCCCTTTAAATGGAAAACCGATTGAACTCTTAAAATTCATAGAATCAATAAACCTTTTTCCTGGAATCCCATTAACGGTTTCATCCCAAGTTAGAGTTCTTATTTCATTCTTCCAAAAGTCTCCTTTACTAAAAAGAATGTGAGTTAAATTATTGGTATATTCAATTTTAGCTCTATTCAATAAACCAAAAGGAAGACCAGGTTTATCAACTATCCATTTCTTCATTCCAACTTCCCATGGCTCATGAGGGGAATGCCCATCAGGGCCCTTGAACTTAGGAGGACCCCAATTATCTCGAATATCAAATAACTTCTTAACACTATCTTTTATAGGAGTGTCCTTCACTTGGGATTTAGGAGTGCGGTTACAATTCAACGAAGAGCCTAAAAAATAAGCCGAGTTATCCTCTTCCATTCGGAGATAACATGATTTCTTTTTAATCTCTCTTTTTAAAATTTCAACACCCATACACTCAGTGGCAAACACGCCCGATGAACTCATTGGAATAACTGTGGCGAATTTCTCCAATATAGCTTTCGTATCAAGAAGATCTTGCCTAGTGGGAGTGACACCATATGCAATGTAGCCCCCATCTTCTCTGCATCTCGTAGATCCTCCAATATGTAACCCAGAAATACTAGCATTCTTATCATCAGATATAACTGGGGAAAGACACTTTCCTTCTTTAGCACCATTCCAAATATAGAAAATGCCTGGAAAAGAATATCCCATTCCACTTGTAGCATCCAATGTAAAAGAAAGTTCTCTCACGTCAGACCACTCTAGGTCACCATTTGAATCTCGTGAAGCAACTCTACCACTCCTCTTGTCACTAGTCTCATGAAATGCTATTGGAAACAATCAATGAGATTACGAACATCCCTTGTCTTAGGAACCCAAACCATAGCCAAGTCGTAGTTTTTAACTCTGACGCATTGTTCGGGATCTATCAAAGCATCAAAAGACTGATTGCCTTTATTACCCCTATTGTGCCTTGTAAATTTAAATATACAAGATACTTTAGGAACATAGTGATAAGGAATGAGAACGCATCCGCTGCATACTACAAAGCAATTTGATTTCGAATTACTTGATAGATTACATACAGACCATACGTTATCACCCACAGCGTTACGAACTTCAGCAGGGATTCGTAATGTAGATGTAGGAAGCGGATCAAGAAATGGCTCAGCACAATTTTTAAACCACTCATCATCAAATTTATGCTTCTCATCCCTTTTTCCAATTTCAGAAATTGTTGGTTTCAATCTGCTTTGAGGCTGCAGATACCACTTCTCACAAGCCTCAACATAAAAATCAACAATATCTTTCTTGCTACAATAAAGAGTAGATAACGTTAATGCAGCGGGCGCCAATTTAGACCAATCATTAAGGCATTCATTTTTCTCTTTTTTATAAATTAAAGATAGCGCTCTAGGCGCACCGTATAGAAACATACGCTTATAGGAATTCAGCATAGGATAAAATGTTACGAAGAAAAGAAATAATCCCTGAATGGACATACTAACATTTTTGGGACAATAAGAGGTACCCCACACTAGAAAGAAAATGGTGCCAAGTATCGTCTTTTCCAATTCTGAGTATCCACTAACAACTGCATGAGCTGCAAATATTTTAACCTTCCATTCTGAATATATTTTGGTGACAAAAGCTGGAAAGTCCATTTTAGAAAGGAAGTAGTTCCCACAAATAGGAAACAAATATTTAACATCATCCATAGGTCCCCATCTAGTATGTAAATTATAAGTAACATAAAATAACAATACACG